TATGGGGAGGATAACGACGATGAATAAGGTCCGCCGTAAAAATTTGCAGGCCATCATCGACCGGTTGGAGGAGCTGAAAGGCAGTCTCGAAGATCTTCAGGCCGAGGAAGAAGAATACCGAGACAACATCCCGGAGAATATGCAGGAAAGCGAACGCTACGAAAAAGCCGACGAAGCCTGTGACAATCTTTCCAGTGCTGTGGACAGTTTGGAAGAAGCTATCAGCAGCATCGAAGCTGCTATCGAGTGAAAGGAGAAAGCCTTATGACGATCAAAACGTTGGAATACATTCACGCGCTCTTGATTGAGGATGAGCGTAAGCGCAAAGAAGTCTACGAGAACTCCAGACGGCTTCAACGCGAATACGAAGAAAACGGTGTAGATGAGGAACTGATAAATCGGCAGGACGAAGATGCGGGCAAATTTATGCGCGAACACTTTGCCGCGCTGAATGCGCTGGAAGACTTTGAGGGGCAAGAGTGGTAAGGAGGCTCAGAGCATGGGACTGATGATCGATAAGCCGGCAAAGACATTGATCGAACGCTTTGCCCAAAAGCAGCCGGGTGGACACTTCGCGTGTCCCCGCTGCGGGAAGATGACGATGGACGCAGAGAGCGTCACACACAACGCCCTCAGCCGCCGCATTGGCTGCTACATCTGCGACACCTGCGGAACGGTTGAAGCTCTCGAAGATTTTGCGCATAAGCAGAATTCGCTCAACGTGTGGGCAATCACAAAAGAACCGGGGTTGTGGCGTATGCTGAGCTGGAATAGCGACGGCATCGAGATCGCCGGTCACGAGGGAACGTGGTATGTCATTGACGAGGGCGATTTTCAGATTACCCCGGACGTGGACGGCAAACCGGAAACGCTCACCGCGCACCTGTTCCTGCTTGAAAGTGAGCTTTACGGCGAGGATGCTGCAGGTCTCATCGTGAACGATGAAAAGCAGATCGTCATGGAGGACGTCTGGAACGGCTTCGACGATCTGGAAGACGCCGGGTGGGAGAAAGCGCGGAAGATCGAATGCCCTGTCTGCAAGGGTGAGTTTCTGCGAGAGGACATGACTTTTACACGAGACTGCCACGGCATTACTTACCGGCTGGTCTGCTTCGGCTGCTACGAAAAGGTCATGGCAAAAGGCTACGACGGAGCATATTACACCGAAGCGGACGAATGTATTGAGGGGGACTATTGAGCATGAGCAGAGACTGGACACCCGAGGAGCTGGCAGCAGCCAGCTCCGTAATGAAAGCAGCAGGAAACATGAGCTACGAAGAGTTTCGTGCCGCACCGAAGCTGACGCTTCGCTTATTGGGACGTGATAGCTGGGATCGCCCCGTGTATGAGTGCGACGGGAAGCTGTATGTTGACGTTGACCCGCGTAGAAGCAGACCGGCGGACATCTGCACGAAGTATGGAAATGCTTTTGATGGCGAACCGTGTGACCCAATCCCAGAGAATACCATCATTGAGTTTGTTCCGGAGCGTGACACATGGTCGTTCTAAGATAAACGCCTCTGTCGCGTCGCTGCTGGACTTGCAAGTTTAGGCAGCGCAAAGCGACGAGAGAATCAATGGGCAGATATAAAAACGGCGTAGCGAGCCGCCAGAGCCGCGCAAAAAAGAAAACCCCTCACATGACACTTCTGCCATGCGAGGGGTTTGTTCATGTGTTCAGATAAAGGCGCTGTCCACGTTGTCCGATGCGTCCTGCTCCTGAAAGCCGTTTGCCTTGGCGGCTTCAAACGTGATGCCGCCACGCTTGTGGTCGGACTTGACCAGCTCAAAATAGCACTTGCCGCCCGTGATGATGATAACCTGCGCCAGGCTGAGCGCGGCTGTCAACCAAGCGGCAGAAGCCATATAGTTGGACTTGATGCACAGGCGCATCAGGTAAATACATTCCTGCGTGATAAGCAAGCCAGACCCGACCAGCAGGAAGCAGACGAGTTTGCTCGTGTCCAGCTTCTTTCTCCTGCGCTTTTTCTGAGCCATCAGATCATGCCGAGCTTCTGCGCGAAGCGGTAAAGAACCGTGACGAGCTGCTCGCGCGTCATCATGTCCTGCCACATGAAGTTCGCGGAGCCGTCGGGCAGCGGTGCGCCACCCTGCACGATGCCGTTGTTGACTGCCCACTGGCGAGCAGCTTCGCTCCAATCGCTGCAGTCATTGTCCTGAAGATCTTTCCGCATTTCGCGGAAAAGCTCTGTGAAGGTTGCTTTGTCCATATCGTCGTCCTCCTTTTCTCCGTTTTCCAACACCATGACCGTATGCCCGGACGATACCAGAATATCGCCCCGGCGCAGGTAGGCGTCAGATGTCAGGTACTTCCGGTCAGTCAGCAATTCAAATTCTCCCGTAGCAGGGAAGCAGCGCATCATGCAGTAGGTCGTGCAGGAATTGCCCTGCTTGCGGTAGGTTTCTTTCAGGGCGTCGACGCCAGCGGAAATTGCGCAGAGCATCATAAACGCGCTGCAGTCCGTTTCTACGGGCTTTGCGATCTTGCTCAGAATGAAGTCTACCGCTTCCGCAGCGACGTAGGCTGTGTTGCGACCGTCCTGATCATACCCGATGTTCTTGTTGCCGACACCAGTTTCGCACGCCCGCGCGGCTAGCTCGGCTTTCCTGCGGTCCTTGAACCGGAGAACGCCGAGCCAGCTTCCAGAGTACCAATACGCGAAGTTTAATTCGCGACCGGTCTGATTGCCGGGTTTCTGCCCATGCGCGCCGGTTTCGCCGAGCGACGCCTGCCCGATGCGTACGCTCATGTTTCGTCGCCCCCGGAGGTCGAAAGCTCACCGACAGCCAAAACGCCGCTTTTCAATTCATAAACGGCGGACTCGATCATAGCGTCCAGTTTGGCTTCGTCAACCGTAATGCCGCGCTGCTTGAGACATTCCAAGACATACGCTTTCTTCTCAGGACCGCGACCGGAGCCGTTGTAAATCTGCTCTGCGGCAGATACGGCAATCTTCACCCATGCGTTGATTTCTGCCTGCTGCTGGGCTGTGGTCTTGCTCTTGATGTACGGAATGACAATGACGGTAATGACTGCTGCGATCAGCGCAAATACCGCCTGAATGATGGTGGTAACGTTGTATTCCATGAATCGTGTTCCTCCTTAGTCATACAGGGCGTGAATGCCCTGCTTTGTCAAAAAATCCTTCTGCTTATGCTTGATGTTGGCTGCGTAGTTCAGAGCATCGTGCATATCGCCGTTGCAGTTCGCGTCTGGAATGCGCTGTACCGCCTTGGCGGTTGCTTCGCCGAGCGCGATTGCTGCGCCTGTACTCTGCACCATGAGCAGAAAGAAGTCTTTCTGCGCTTCCTCCTGCTCTTCGGCGCGCTTATCACGCGCCGCAATTTTCCGTTCCAGTTTCCAGACGATAAGGCCCATGATGGCGGACGGAATCCCCATAGCCGCGACAAACGCGATCAGAAACTCACCAGCGTTGATTGTCATAATCACTTTCACCTCTACTTGCAAAATGCAGGAGAGGCAGACCATGCCGCCCCTCCTGCTGCGTGTCAGATCTCTACTTCGAGATCCTTCAGGATTTCCTCGACCTGCGGCTTGATAAGAGCCGGCACCTGATCGAGCGTCTTCTTGCCCTTGACGATCAACGTCGCATACACGACTGCCATATCAGCGACCTCCTTTCCACACAGAATGGTCAAAAGAAAAAGTCGAAGGCGCTTCATACGCCCTCGACCTCATCTTCTTCAAGGATACGCCGGACTTCCTCGCGCAGTCGTTCCGGCACATCATCAAGTGTTTTCAGCCCCTTTCGGATCAGCTCGGCATACACTTTCGCCATATCCATCAACCTCCGATCACAAGCTCATAGACGTCACAGAGCGCAAGCTGCGCCTGCGTGATCTGTGCGGACAGTCCTTCATTGACGCTTTGCAGGTCGCTTACCTGCTGTTTCAGCTTCGGAATGGTCTCCTTTTCGGCTTCGGCCAGCTTCGCCTGCGCGAAATAGCCGTCGAAGCTGCCGAGAATATCATCATAAATCCCGTCATAGAATGGCAGTTCCAGATAATACTCATCGTACTCGAAGCCGGAGATCGTCAACTCGCCCTGCGTTTCCGAGAACGGAGCTACGTTCTCATAGAACCGCACAAGGCAGTAGCCGGGCTTGTCAGGCTGCTCCTCCAGCGAGAACGCATTTGCCGGCGCATTGTCGCCTCTTACTTTCATTTCGCACAACCTCCTTCAAGATTCGTACCCCGATAGGGTCAACATACTTTTTCCGTGCCATAACAGAATCACAGTGCTTGAGCTGACCGATTCGGCTCAGAAGCCCTGCGGCAGTCCGATATGCGATCCGGCGGTGCCGCTCGATTTTCTTTCGCACCTTGCGGCACTGGCGCGTGAAACGCAGGAAATTCTTCCGCCGCATAGTCGTGTGATCTCGGTAAAAGCGGTATCCGACATAATCCAGCGGCCGCACTTTCAACGGGAACACCTGCCAGTTGCCCTTCATCTGCAGCCGCAGCCGCTTTTGCAGATACTCGGCAATCGCTTTCCGCGCACGGTGCAGCTTCTTTTTGTTCGGGCCAAAGAGGACAATATCATCCATGTATCGCACGCTGTACTTCACACCGTCGAGCGTCGTGATGTAACGGTCGAGCGATTCCAGATAGAAGTTTGCAAGCCACTGGCAGATGAAAAAGCCAATGGCCAGCCCCTGTTCGCAGGTTTGCAGGATCTCCCACGTCAGCTTTAGATACTTCTTGTCCTTGATCTTGTGCGCCAGCATCCAGATCAGCTTGCGGCGGTCGACAGAATGGTAGAAGTGGTGAACGTCCATTTTGCAGACGTACCGGCTTCCTTTTTTGTCGTGGTGAATGACACGCTTGCAGCGCCGAAGCGCGTGCTTTCCGCCGCGTCCCGGTACTGATGCGCAGCACCAGTAATTCATCCCGCGCAGGAAGACCGGCGCCGCCGCCAAGACCATCAACGTGTGGACAATGCCGTCGGGGAAGAACGGAACGTATTCGATCTCTCTCCACTTTCGGCTGCTGTTGTCGAAGATCTTGCGCTTCTTCGGCTGGGCTGGGGCGAAAGTCTGCGTCTGCAGAAGATCATAGACGCGGTCCGTGTAGCCGTCCACGTCGGCCAGCACCCGTCTTACGTCGCGCCGATCGTGTTTGTCTTTCGCGCCAAACACAATGGCTTCGCGGATGTGTTCTTTGTCACACATCCATTCATACAGGAATCCTTTTCTTTTTGGCATATGCCTCGCTCCTTGTTTGCCATCGGGGTCTTTCCAGATACCTTTCGGCCGTACTAGAGCCCGTCCTGTAGCGGCAATATTTCCACCAAGCGGTGAGGGAGAATCTGCGCAAAGAAATGGAGCATACAAACAAGTAGGCGGGCGCCGATGTTCGAGTTCGCGTTGGACGAATTGTAGTTGCCATTGAAGAAGAACAGGCCGCAATTCGCAGCGGAATTGTTAAAGTAGCCGCCGACGGCAGGCAGACGCCAGCCGGTGTTCGAATACACGGGCGAACTAGAAGCCATCGCACAAGCTGCGCAGATAATCCCGTCAAAATTATACTGTCTATGCGTCGGGAAGATCCGAAAACGGGAGAAAATAACGAAATACGTTATTTTGAAAAAATATACGCGCCGCGCTTCGCGCGGATATATAGGGAATGGCGCTGCCGCGCCAGAGCGTAAGACGATCCGCTCTGAAAACGAAAGCCCGCGGGGGCTGCGGCCCCCGGTCCCCCATTAGGGGACGTAAAGGAGGCGGGCGCCGATGCACGAGAACGCGTAGGACGAATAGTAGCCGCCAACGAAGAAGAACAGGCCGCAACCCGCAGCGGTATCGTTATAGCAGCCGCCGACGGCAGGCAGACGCCAGCCGGTGTTCGAATACACGTAGTCGGGGACGTAGGTTGTCTGGCTTCCTCCGGTTCCGGTCGGAATGAACGCCCACGGGAGCGCCGCGCAGTTACCAAGCGTCTTGATATAGCCGTCACTGCTCGGCAGGCTGAGCCCTGCCGATGTATAGTTGGTGGACGTATCATCCGCATACTTCGACGGATCGGTGCAGATATAAGCCGCGCGGTTGTTGAAGTTGATGCCGTCGAGCCAGTCGTAGACATTGCCCCACGGATTTTCAATGCCGCGATACTGCACACCACCCGCGCTTGTTCTGGACGAAGCTGCCGTGCCCGTATGGTAGGTCATGCTGTCTGTCGTGCCTGTTTTGGAAACCGACGATACGCCGACAATACCGTTGCCGATCTTGCTCTGGCTGTCCCAGTTTGCATACTCGACGAGATAGAGCAGCCAGACCGCGCACCACGACGCATAATCGTACTGCTGCCACTTGCTGCCCTTGTTCCGGGAGTTTGTGCGGGCTGTGGCGCGTGTGATGTTCGTCAACGGATTCGCGCCAGACTTAGAGTAGTAGCTGGCAATCGTGTTGTAGCGACCAACATAGCGGCCAGAACCGGGGTGCTTGGAAAAGCCGGTGAACGGCGCGTTTGCAACGTAGTAATAGATCTTGCTCTGGCTGCTGTTATAGACGATCTTGTAGTAAAACTCAGGGATAAAGACCATCGTATCGTAGGACGTGCGGGAGAATCCGGACTGTCCCTTTTTGTACGACACCGCGCCGTTGATGATGTTGTATTCCTCCATGCCTTGCCACGGCATGAATGCGTCGAATGGAGAGCTGCCAGCGCCTGTGCCGATGGCAGCGCTCGGCTCCGAGGACACGGCGGCATTGACATAGCCGTTCGGGTCGTTGCTCGGCGTCAGGCGGGAAAGAGCCGGGGAGGAGTTGCTGTACGTCCAGCAGACACCGAAGATTGTCACGAACACGCACGACACGGTGCAGGTCTTGCTTGCCGGCGCGTTGTAGTTTGTGTCGCTGGTAACGGAAACCGTGATCGTAACCGTGCCGGAGTTTTCATCGACGCTGTGGACGGTCACAATATTTCCCGAAATGGAAACACTGGCAATATCGGGGCGGTTGGACACGGCTGTGATTGTTCCTGTGCCAAGCCGTGTGACCGTGAAAGAATCTGTCAGCTTTCCGTCTTCCAGCTTGATCGAAGTCTTGCTGAGCGTCAGTGAGCCATCTGCCTTGCCGA